CGGCAGCATTACCGACCAGGAACTGCTGGAGCAGAAGGCCAAGGTCCCCACCTGGCGGGCCAGGGACTTCTCGCAGATGCCTGTTGGTACTCCCTACAAGTTCGAGGATATGGTGTATAAACTGATCCAGCCTCATGATGCCACTGACAATCCTGATTGGACTCCCCCGGCCACCCCGGCTATGTGGGCAGCGGTATCCAAGGAAGGCGAAGATGGTACCCTGGAGAATCCCATCACTGCTGCCCGCGGGATGGAGTATGTCTACGGAAAGTATTACCGTGATCCGGAGGACGGAAAACTCTACCTGTGCAAGAGAACCGGTGAAGAGGAGGGCGGCAAAGTCACCCTCCAGTTCCTCCCGCATGAACTGGTGGCCCAGTACTTCGAGGAGGTACAGGGTTAATTCCATCCGAGGGAGGAAGTAATGAGCATTCAAGAAATTTTGGCTGGGGGGGGGGGGGGGCTCC